TTTAGTTCAAACAGGTAGAGGTGGTGCAATAGGTTCAGTTAGTCTTGGACCTATATGGTCAAAACAAGGAGCAAGAGATAAAACTCCAAAGACTGATATTGCTTCTTCTGATTTCAAAGAAAAGATATCATTAAAGAAAGCAGGTGGTTCTCAATTGGCTTCTGCCAAAAAGAAAGAAGCAATCGCAATTGTAGAAGCTGCGTTAACTGAAATGGGTAACGAAAAGAAATTTGCTACAGATCTTGTCTCCAATATGGAAGAGAAGATGAATACTTTAATATCAGGAACAACGGTTACTGCTTTAAAACAAAAAGCAAAAGATGGTGAAAAGACAGACGAAATTATTGATTTCCAAAAGAAGGATAAACAAAATAAAGAACTGTCTGATATGTTAATGCAATATATGAACCAAGACAATGAAGCAAACAAAATGTTTTCTAAGTATGTTGTATTAGAAGCTTCTACAGGTAATCATAAATTTGGTTCACCACAATCAAGAGCAGCTGCTAACCTATTAGGTAAATTTGAAATTGGTGGAAAGGTTGTATTAGAACCAATCAATAATATTCATGATCCTATTATTAAAAAGTATGCAACTACAGTAAAACCATACGTTGCCTTTAAATCAGGTGGAGGTGGTGCTCCAGCATATTCTTCATTGAGATTGGGTATTAAAGAAGATACTCAAACCTTTAGAGATGTTGTACTTGAAGAACTTGGTGCAGTCAATGGTTTATTAACAGAAGATTATCTTTGTGAAGGACCTCTTGATATGTTGAAGAAAGCGGCAGCCGCGGCAAAGAATATCGGTACAGGCTTATTAAATAAAGTTAAATCAGCAATCACAGCAGTTTTGAAAAAGGTCAAAGCAATCTTGAGTAAAATTGCAGCATTAGGTAAAAAGATGTTTGGGTCTTTAATGAAATTCCTTGGATTACAAATATCGTTTACTTCTAATATACCTGGAGAGATTTCATTATGAAAAGCTTTAAAGAATTTAATGAAGGACCAAATGATCCTGCGATATTTAAAGCAATCTTTTTAGCAGGCGGACCTGGTTCAGGTAAATCTTTTATTGTTGGTAGAACAGGATTACCCGCGCTTGGATTTAAAGTTGTTAATTCAGACGATGCGTTTGAGTTGGCAATGAACAAAGCTAAACTAACAATGGATCCTAACACTATCTTTTCAACACAAGGACAACAAATAAGAGACAAGGCAAAGAAACTTACTGCTATGAAAATGCAAGGTTATATTACAGGCCGTCTCGGTTTAGTTATTGATGGTACAGGTAAGAATGTAACAAAGATACAAGGTCAAATAAAAGAATTAAGATCGCTTGGTTATGACGTTGGAATGATTTATGTTAATACAGATTTAGATACTGCGATTGCTCGTAATGACTCAAGACCAAGATCACTACCAAAAGTTCAGGTTATTACTTTATGGAAAGAAGTACAAAAGAACATCGGTTCATTCCAAAGTATGTTTGGTTCTAGTTTTCAAGTAATTGATAATTCCCAAGATGCTGATTTTGATAAAGGAGTTATGTCAGGATATAAGTGGGCATCTAAATTTGCTAAACAAGTTATACAAAATCCTAAAGCAAAGAAATGGATTAAGTCTTACGCAGAAGAACATTTAGATCTTGAGGAAGGTACAGATCTTTCAATGAATCGTGCTTTGATTATTGATATGATTCTTAAAGATGTAAAAGACAAGATAATGAAAGATGTAATGAAGAACGATTTAAAACTTCTTAAAGATATTGCTAAGGAAGTAAAAAGAAAGGTAGAAATAGATTTTAAACATAAAGGCAACTTAAGGATTAAAACATAATGAAAAGATTTAACGAATTCCTTACAGAGGCCGATGCTAATCTACATATGACGCATTTGGAAGATGCTGTAATTGATGGTGGTGTTACTGGTACAAGAAACGTTATTAATTACCTTCGAGCTTTGCGTGATATGCTATCAGGCAATACAACGGCTCCAGTTAGTTTAACAACAAAATGGGATGGTGCACCTGCGATCTTTGCTGGTACTGATCCATCTGATGGTAAGTTCTTTGTTGCCAAGAAAGGAGTATTTAATAAATCTCCAAAATTATATAAAACAAATGCAGAAATAGATAATGATCTAAGCGGTGAACTCAATAGCAAATTTAAAGTTGCGTTGAAAGAATTTGCCAAGCTTGGAATTGAAGGAGTAGTACAAGGTGATTTCTTATATACGAACGACGATCTTAAAACAGAAGACATTGATGGAGAATCGTGTGTTACTTTCCATCCTAATACCATTGTTTACGCGGTACCTAAAACATCAGATCTCGGTAAGAAAATTTCAGGATCAAAGATCGGCGTGGTCTGGCACACAACATACGCAGGATCAACTCTTGAAACAATGTCTGCAAGTTTTGGAATGGCGATATCAACAAAACTTGCGAAAGTTAAAAACGTCTGGCACGTAGACGCAACGTTTGAAGATAAGTCAGGTTCAGCAACAATGACAAAGACAGAAACTGATAATCTTACAGCAATGTTATCAAAAGCAGGTTCAATATTCAGAACAGTAGATGCAAAGATTCTAAATGAACTTGGAACGAACGCAGATTTAAATCAAAAGATTAATACATTTATTAATTCAAAAGTACGTGATGGCCAACGTATCGGTGGAGTTGCCGCTTTCGTTACTGACCTACAAAAATACATACAACAATATTATCAGAAAGAAGCAGATAAGCGTAAGACTCCTGCTGGTAAGAAAACACAAATGGATAAAGCCACAGCAGTATTGGCAATCTTTGATAAAAAGAACAAAAGAAAGCTTCAACAGATATTTACATTATACGACCTTTTGGTTGATATGAAATATGTTATCATTGCTAAATTAAACACTGTTGGTGGCATTCGTACTTTACTTAAAACAACAAAAGGATTTGAAGTTACAGGACAAGAAGGATTTGTTGCGATTGACCATTATGGTAAGAACGCATTAAAGATCGTGGATCGTATGGGATTCAGTCAAGCTAACTTCTCAGACAAATATATTAAAGGGTGGCAAAAATAATGGCATTCGTAACAATACCAGGAAGCAATGGAGCATGGGAATACGACAACGCGGCAACTGCAGCTGATACTTATTCTGATACTCCAGGAGTGATCTCCGCAGGCGTTAGAACATTTACTAAACCAGGCGGTGGAACTCAAAAGACTTATATTAAATGTCGACAAACAGGCAAGACAGCAATCGCAGGTGAAGTAAATAAAGACTTCTATGATTATAGGAACAGTCAAGGAATCAGTTGACATTAGGACCTAAGTTTGTTATAATATAAACTCTACAATATGAATAAGGTGATCCTCAATGAAAGACGTCACAGTCATAAACTTTTACGGCGGACCAGGATCTGGTAAATCAACCGCTGCTGCAGGTTTATTCTATCAAATGAAAATCGCAGGCTACAATGTCGAACTGACAGATGAGTTTGCTAAAGAGTGCGTATGGGAAGGTAACATACCAATGTTGGCAGATCAACTTTGGGTACTCGGTCATCAACACAGAAAGATATTACGATTATCCGATAAGGTAGATTATATTATTACCGATAGTCCTGTACTCTTAAGTCCAATATATCGTGAGAGATACGGTGAAGCAATCTATTCAGATCTAATTGACCAAATGGCTTTTGAGTGTTATTGCTTATACGATTATAATATTAACTTTATGTTAACAAGACCTGAGGATTTTGACCAACAAGGCCGAGCTCAAGATCTTCAAGAATGTAAAGAAATTGATGACGCAATTATAGAACAGTTTGACCGACTTAATATCGGATATATAAATTTAGACTCTAATGATAACGCAGCTGCAGCAATGAGATACATTAAAAGATTATGAACATTGAGAAGAAGATGACTCACATTTGGATTGGTCCTAATCCTGCTCCATTGAAGTGGATGAATACATGGCCTAATAAACATCCTGATTGGGAATACTCAGTCTTCACAGATGAAATGTTACATAAGCGTAAATGGTACAATCAACATTTAATTGAAGAGTACTACAGGCAACGTTGTTGGGCAGGAGTAGCAGATTTAATTCGTTATGAGTTAATATATGAAAGAGGTGGATTTTGGCCTGAAGCAGATTCAGAATGTTATCATAGAGTAGATGAATTATTTGTAGAAGATCCAAACCTTGCATATACTGTATTTGAAAAGGAAGATGTAATACCAAGATCTATATCTCCTATCATGGCAGCAAACCCAGGTAATAAATTCCTTGATGTTATATTGAGAAAACTACATACTCTCAAACCAAATCAATTAAATCCAAAGCCACACGAATCTACAGGAAACTTTTTCCTAGCAAGATTATTAGATGACACTCGTCATATGTTACATATCTTTCCATCTTATATGTTTATACCTCAATGGTTTAGACCAGGTTATCCAAGATATGATGGCCCAGGTAAAATATACGCAGAACAACATTGGGGTTCAACTGCTCTCGATCAAGCACCTTCAATGTCAAGAACAACAAAACAATATCACCAAGGCGTAGAATGAAGCATATAGAAATATTAGGTTTAGGCCATCCAAGAACAGGAACTGGTTATACAAGTAAAGTATTATCAGATTGGGGTTTGGATGTTGGCCACGAAGTTCCAGGAAGTATGGGAATCGTATCTTGGTTATTAGTTAAACCTAAAGGACCATATATGTGGCAGAAAGGATTTGATAGAAGACCTACATATAATCATTTAGTATATAATGTAAGAGATCCAAAAACTGCACTTGCTTCTATTGTTTATACTGAATCACCTCCGTGTGATAAAGATGGTTATAGTTGGGACGGACAACAGTTCTATCCTGGCTATGAAAACATTGTTAAGCATTTTAATTATGATTCTACATATTTTAGAAAACAATTTATTGGATTAAATAATAATAACCCAGTAGAAAACGCAATTGATAGTATATGTCAGTTTCACGAAATCATAATGCGTTGTAGACCAAATATTAAATATAGAATTGAGGATGAAGAAGAAAAGTTATTTAACTATATGAAAATACAATATCCAACTATTGAATTTAAACCACACCCAAATCCTGAAAATACAAGAAAACATAAATCATTTGAAAACATGTGTAGAGAGTTTCCAACTCCTTCGTTAAAACATCAACAAAGAATTAACGAATACGCAGAAGAAAACAAATATGAAAAGGTAAAATTTTGAAAGCTTATATATTAACACATGATCATCCAATATCACGCAAGTACGCAAAGATGTGTGCAGAGACATGTGATGTTATTGATTTAGATTGGGAATACTTTGAAGGTTGGTCTAATTGTACTGGTCGTATGGCTTGGTGTCAAACTGGTATTAAGATGAAGTTTTACGAACCTATGATGCATATTGACCATCCAACTGCAGAACATAAAGCAAATACATGTTCAGCTGGTCACGCAGCCATTTGGAAAAAGATAGCAGAAGGTGATGATGAAGTTGGTATTGTATTAGAACATCATGCATTAAGGTATTATAAACCCGATATTAAAGTACCAGACAATTATTTAATTACATTAGGTTATAAAGTAACAGACCCTGAAAATTATAACTTTATAGATGCAAGAGATAATGAACCAAGACAATTGATTGGTATTAATGGGCATGAAGGTGCGCATGCTTATATGATGACAAAAAGAACAGCACAAAACTTAATTTATGAAATAGAACAAAGGGGAGTAATGGGATGCGTTGATAATGCATACTTTATTCTCAATCAAAGATGTACTCAAATACCTTTGGCAATTATGTCACCGACTCCTGCCATTGGATATTTAAGAGAATCTACTATTTGGAATGATTCTGCACATAGAAACTACGAATTTATTGAGTCCTTTGCTAAATATTATAAATAAAAACATTAGCAAATAAAATTAGGAATATTTAAATGGATCGCTTAAACGAAAAAGATGCAACATCCATGGCCAAAGATTCTATCGACGATTATAACGATCAAGATAGCGGACTTGACAAGGATAATAAAGATATCAAAAAGCGCAAAGATAAAAAGAAAGACCAAGATACTGGTAAAGGAATTATTAAGAAAGATTCCAAGACCAGTTTTGATGCGAATAAATTCATAGATACCGAACCTACGATTAAAGAAGCTGTTCAAGATAAAGCTGTTATTACATTTGGAAGAATGAATCCTCCAACCGTAGGACATGAGAAATTAGTTAATAAGATTATCTCAACAGCAATATCAGAAAAGGGTACTCCATACGTTTACCTATCAAGAACACAAGATGCTAAAAAGAATCCATTAACATACGATCAGAAAATCAAATATGCACAAACATTATTTGGTAAAAGATTAGTTGTTAAATCAACCGCAAGAACAATTATTGAAGTAGCAAAAGAATTACAAAAGGCAGGCTTTAAGGATCTTGTTCTCGTTGTTGGTTCTGATAGAACTGGAGAATTTGAAACACTATTAAACAAATATAACGGAAAGGATTATACATTTAATTCTATTAAGGTTGTATCGGCAGGTGATAGAGATCCAGATTCTGATGATGTTTCAGGTATGTCAGCAAGTAAGATAAGAGATGCGGCAAAAGTTGGTAATCTTGA